AATACGAAGAGATTGATTTTGCGTTAGCACTTCAAAAGGATCCATTGATGACTGTGGACTTTGTTGAGCCTATAGACGGGTACGATGCAGGTAAATATAACACCGTTTAGCCTATGTGGGATAGTGGGTGTATGGACTTGCTGACATCTACCGTAGACGGTATCAAGAGCGACCGGTTAGGCTACGTCAAAGGCTACCTAGTGCGCTTTGGTAATACCCAAAGTGCTGACCTTGAAGGCGACTACTTCACCGCTTCAACCGACTACGGTTTCCCGGTTGCCAAAGGGCAGCGAGTCCCTTTGAATGTGTACTACCACCACGGCATGGATGCCGCTGTAGGGAAGAAGAGCATCGGTACAGGCTACATCAAGATGGATGATGTCGGGCTATGGTATGAAGCCCAACTAGACATGGCTGACGAGTACGGCTCGATGATTGCGAAGCTCTGTAAGCAAGGCAAGATGGGCTTTTCCTCTGGTGCTGCCGGTCATCTGGTAGAGCGTAAGAGCATGGGCGGTGCCGCTGAAATCACACGCTGGCCTATCGCCGAAGCAAGCATAACGCCTACACCAGCCGAGTATCGTAATAGTGTAAAAACCCTCAAGGAGTACTACGGCATGGAGCCTATGATGGAAGAAGAAGAAGAGATGGTCATGGCTCCAATGCCTGAGCAGTCCCCGGAAGAGTACGCTATGTCGGTATACGATGATGCTGAGGGTGACCTAATCCATGAGGGGCTTGAAGCCTACTACGATGCGCTCTGTGGAGCCATCGAGATGGTTTCCGATCAGACCATGGCGGATGCTATCATTGATGAATTTGCTCGACGTGCTAAGGGGCTATACGCCATGCACGGCATGAAGAGCGTACAACCCGCATCCCTGCGGGGTGTTGAACGTCGACTGCGGGATGCAGTCGGTTTGTCACGGTCAAGCGCTAAGCGTTTGGCTCCCGTAGTCTGGGATTCTCTGCGGGATGCAGACCAGCCGGAAGAGCAGCCGTCCATCGTAGTAGAGGCGAAAGCCCATGACAATGACGAACGCCAGGAACTGCTGGCACGTCTGGAGATTCTTTCTCAATTATGAATATCGAACAGTTGACAGCCAAGCGTGAAACGCTATTGGCTACAGCCCGTGAGCTGGCTTCCGGTGATGGTGACCTCGCACAGGTCAAGAGCATCATGGCCGAAGCAAAGCAAATTGAAGAGCGTGTAGAGACGATCAAGAGCCTTGGCGCATCCGCTCCTGTCGTAACACCTGCGGTTGACCCTCAGCCTTGGAAGGGCGGCATCAACGTTCAGCGTAACCCGTTCAACGGATCCGCTGACGAGAAGAACCTGAAGGCTTACACCTTTGGCCAGTTCGCTCGCCACCTCGCCGGTGTCAAGTCCGCTACAAAATGGCTCCAGTCCAACGGACACATGAAGGCGCAGAACGAAGGCACGGACACTGCCGGTGGTTTTACGGTTCCTAACATCGTTTCCTCGGATCTCATCTACCTCCGTGAAATGTACGGCGTTGCTCGCCGCAACAGCCGCATCTACCCTATGTCCTCGGATACCCTTTTGGTTCCAAGTGCAACCGGTAGCACCACGGTCTACTACGCATCCGAAGCGACAGCAATCACCGATTCGCAGCTGACTTTCGCGCAGGTTTCCCTGAGCGCAAAGAAACTTGCTGTCCTTACGATTGCATCGAAGGAACTTGGCGAAGATACGGTTATTGACCTTGGCGCAGCACTTGCCCGTGACATGGCATACGCCATCGCCAAGGAAGAGGATAATGCTTGTTTCAACGGTGACGGAACCAGCACATATGGTTCTATTACCGGTATCCTCAATGCTGTCTACGGCTTGAACGCTACCAAGGCTAACATTGCTGGTGTCGTTCTTGGTGCTGCACTTTCCGGTGCTGCATTCAGCAACTTTACACTGGCTAACTTCCAAGCCATGGTTGCAAAGTTGCCAACGTACGCAGACAATGCCAAGTGGTATATGCATAAGGATCTCTTCTTCAATGGCGTTGCTGATAAGCTCATCGCTCTTGGCGGTAACGCAATCCTTGACATTCAGAACGCATACACCCAAGCACCTACGCTGTTCGGCTATCCGATCGAGTGGGTACAGAATATGCCTAAGGCACCAGCTGCAACAACCCCTGTTGCTATCCTTGGTGACCTTACAAAGGGTGTAGCATTCGGTGACCGCCGTGCAATGACGGTTGAAGTTAGCGACCAAGTCAAGTTCGTTGAGGATGCTCTTACCTACAAGGCTACAGAGCGGTTCGCATTCAATGCTCACGATGTTGGAAACGTCAACGCTTCCGCTGCATCTAAGGTGCCTGGTTCGCTTATCGTCCTCGCAACCACAACCGCTTCCTAAGCGGCTCGGTTCTACTCAAGCCCTCGGCAGACGTGCCGGGGGCTTTCTTTATGTCTACTGCGTTAGTGTTGACAATAGGGCTGTGTGGGATAGTGCTAGCATGATGACACGAGCCGAAGCGATAGCGCAGGTATCACTTTTTGTTGATGCACAAAGTTATCCGCAGATGTCCACAACCGAGATAGGAAGCATCCTTGATTCCTTCTCACGGTTCAGCACTTGGACGGCTAGCACCACCTATGCTGTCGGTGACCGTGTAGTGCCTACAACGCCCAACGGGCGGGTTTATGAGTGTCGAGTAGCCGGTACGTCAGGCACGACACAACCCGATTATCCGGTTTATTCTCCTTACCAAGTCAAGGGCTATACCCTCGAAGATGGCACGGGAGACCCAACCTTGATGTGGGTAGACCAAGGGCCGATCAATGTAGAGCGCTACGATGTAAGGACAGCCACCCGGCAAGCGTGGATGATAAAGGCTAGTCGCTGTGCAAGTGACATCGATGCCAAGGAAGGCACAAGCGATGTGAAGCTTAGCCAACTGAAAGCACATTGCCTTTCGATGGCTGAACGATATCGCCCCCTGGTGTTCGCATGAGTCCTATCCTACGCGCAACCATAAGCGCTGGTATGGTACGCAACCTTTGCCAAGACCGGGTAGAAATACACCGCTTCACACTCACCGAAGACGGCAGGGGCGGTGCTACTGAGACGTGGCGCAAGGTTGCCGAGTACAACGCCAGGCTAACCAACCAATCAGACACAGAATCGATTGTAGGCGGTGGTATTCAATCATCTGCACAGTGGACGCTGATAGTCGCTGTTAGTGCTGATGTCATGCCGCAAGACCGGGTTTACCGTGTAGGTGATGACTCGAAGTACTACGATGTCATCGGGACAGACTTTGGGCAAACCGAGCTGCTCGTTCAGCACGTAGGATTAGTGGAGCGTACATCATGACGGCGGAGGCGTGGGTTCCTATCGGCATACAAGCCTTTATAACCGTTACTAGTATCGGTGCCGCATGGGTGGCTATACAGGTCAGGCTGACGCGCCTAGAGACTCAGGTGGCACACATCATCTCAACGCTCGATGGTCAACAGCAAGAAGTGCGCCGCATCGAACAGCGACTCGGTAAACTCGAGAACAAGGTTTCAGCGCTGGAGGCGATCATACAAAGATGAACAGTATCAGCATCAAAAGATTGGTGGTCGTTGTGATCGTGGCTTTCGTAGCTGCTTTTACCTCGGTCTTTGGCGATGGGGTCAGAACCGCTGAAGCACACGACCTCAGCGAGCTCGGCGCAGTGCTGGCACTCTACGGCAGCAAGGCGGTAGCGGCGGGTGTCTCCGCTGCGGTGTCTAGTGTGCTGGCGTTCCTCACGATGCCGTTCAAGGGTGTGCAGGCGAACAGCCTGAAGGTGGGCAAATGAACCTAAACAATGTAGTTGTTACACCACTCGTAACCAACCCAGCAGACTACAACATCAAAGCCGACATCCTAAACGATGACTTCGTAAAGGTTGCTGACTTTGGAGTTGATGGCATTGATATGTTTACGTGGTGGGTTCAACAGGACGAAGTGTTTAGAATGTCTATCGTGAATCAGTTCATCGGCATAATGGCACAAGAAATTCTGACAGGGACTGCTGAATAATGGCTACTTACTATGTTCGTGTCGATGGTAATGATGCCAACACTGGATTAGGTTCATCCACTGCTCAAGCGTGGCAAACAATATCCAAGGCTCTTGGAGCCACTGGTATTGGCTCAGGTGACACGCTATACATTGCACCGGGTACATACCGTCAAGGTACAGCAGTTAGTGTAGGTGGCACTTACTCTGCGATGACCTATGTCTACGGTGACCCAACAGGAGCGCAGTTTACTGGTGTCCCTGCTGGTCTGGTACGCATAACTACATTTACTCCAGCGGATACATCTGCATCAAGCAGTGTAAATGCAATATCTGCAACATCTAAATCTAACCTAACATTTGCAAATCTGTTCATTGAAACAGGTACAGGTAGCGGGATGTTCTTTAGTGGTGGTGACAATATTCTTGTGGAAAACTGCGTGTTTACGCTACAACGTGGCTCCGCAGGACAAGCAGGTTTTTATTACACAAGCGGTGCAAACACAACCGGGGCTACAGTGCAACGGTGTCAGTTCTTTGGTGGACATACAAGCATCGTTATAAATCCTACTGCTACGACAGGGCAGACTTTTAAAGCATTTGTATATGACAACATTTGTGACAGCAGCACCACGAACGGCATCTGTGTTGCTGAACCGGGTAACACTGCACAGCAAAAATTCGGAGTAGGATGTATTGTCTCAAACAATATTATGTCTGGTACAACTACAGGTTTTGTCACTGCTATGAATAACGCTGGTGCTGTTATTGTCCGTAATAACACTGTAGTGAATGCAACAACAGGAATGAGCAGCACTTGGCAGGCACCAGCAGTCGTTGCATCAAATAATCTTATACTTTCTTGCGGGACAAACTTCTCAGGTATGTCTCAAACTGGCGGTAGAACTGCTGGTGTGTACGGATTCGATGTAGGCGAACAGTTCAAGTTCGGACTCGCTACGCTAATGCGTTACACCAACTGGCTGGCATCCCCCAACATCGCCGCAGGTAGTACAAGCGACTCACCAGCGACCGACCACTACAACGTTACGTGGTATAGCACAACTCAAGATATCGGGGCAGTGACATATCGGAACGTACAAAACATCCTGCCAACGTATGCTCCAACAGAGCGAAACGCGTCTACCATCACCATTGCTCCCGGCTCAACCTCACAAAGCATCGAGCTCTACCTCGGTGCTACAGGGCTGGTATTCAACACCTCCGGTCTAGCGGCTTACTACGTTCGCAATCAAGCATCTCCGGTGGCTATAACACTGGTAACGCAGACACCTACAGGCGCGTGGACATCTGGTGGCTTTGCAGAGATTGATTCCTCCCTAGTGCCAGGCGTGTATCGTTTGGATGTCCCTAACGCCGCATTTGCTGCTGGCGCTTCTGATGTTACGATCGTGGTGCGTGGTGCCTCTGGTACGAACGGCGCGGTGCTGACGGTCACGCTGAGTAGTGGTGGCTTGACGGCAGCGCAGACAGCCGCAGCGGTGCTTGATGCAGTTGGTTCCTCTTATGTCACCGCTGGTTCGATTGGTTATTCAATCCAGAACAGCAACGTGGCAAGCATCAGCGGTAGCACGGCGGCAGCCGATGAGCTCGAAGGCGCTTTGCTTCACAACGGAACAGACTACATCAGTGCTGAACTGGTTACCCCGGTAACCTCTGCCGCTCTGGTTCGCATGGGGCCTTTTGAGGTTAGGGCTGATGGCTTGGGCGCTTCTAATCCGCTGGACATCCAGACCGGCGCACAGCACGGAATCGACATCCAGTGTGTTGACAACAATGGCGCAGGGATAGATATCACCTCTGCCACGGTAACGGCTAAGGTCTACAACTCTGGTGCTACGCTGGTAGACACGTACTCCTGTACGGCAACTTATGCAGCTGATGGACGTGCAACGTTTACTATTGATACGACTGTAACGAACACTCCTGGCACTTACACCGCTACGATCACAAGATCAACAACGGCAAACGACACGCAGGTGTTCGGCCCACTCCGCATCTATGTGAGGGATATCTAATGGCACTAATCTTTGATCTAACCGAAGACCCTCAGCAGGTCGTGCAAGTCTCCGCATGGGTCGGAGACTGGCACTCCTACGTTGTCCGCTTGGTGGATGAGCTGGGCAGTCCTGTCGACATCACGACCGGTACGCTTGGTGCTACCTTTACTAACATACAGACCGGGGCATCGTACTCTTTTGGCAGTGGTTCGGTGACCTTGACAAAGCAGTACAGCGCACAGGGTATCCTTAGCGTGTTGAACCCTGCGGCTTATCCAACGGCAGCTGATATCAGGCTTACGATTTCCTTCACGGTGTCAAGCACGGTTAGACGTTTTGGACCATTGCAGATCGAGGTACTGGCTCCGTGATAAAGATGTCGGTAAGCCTAAAGAAAGTACGGCTAGATTCCTATCAACGGAATCTACGCCAACTTTCTGTTGCTGTAGGTACTGCCGCTGCTAACATCGAAGGCAATGCAAAACAAAGCATCGAGATGTCAAGTGGGCAATACAAAAAGTATCCCGGACGCAAAGAACATCCACATTATTCTAGCCCTCCCGGCACTCCACCAAATAATGATTTAGGTGAACTGGCAAACAGCATCCAAAGCAAGATGACCGGCAAGACATCAGCAGAGGTGTCAGTTGGTGCAAAGTACGGCATACCGCTTGAACTTGGTTGGATGTCAAAGGCTGGTAACCACGTACCGGCTCGACCGTTCCTGCGACCGGCAGTTGAAAAAGAAGCTCCGGCTTTTCAAGCTGCGGTAAAAGTTATTCTGAAGGGTAACAAGTAATGGCATTTGAACCAGCCGTGATAGAGCAATGGATCTATGAAACTCTAACAGGCGATACTACGCTTATGGGTTTACTTGCTCCTGACAATAAACCTAACGGTTTCCAGATGTCAATCTATAACACGATAGCACCACAGATAGACCCGATTTCACGCAAGCAACCGGTTACACCTTACGTGGTCTTTGACCGTGCTGGCAGTGCTGGGCAAGACCAAGACACGCTGTGCGGTAGCCGGGTGTTCACGTATCCGACCTACAGAATCACCGTGTGGGATACTGCAAGTGGTGCGGTAAGCATGAATCAGTCCGCTGCTATCATGTCCCGCGTAGACACATTGCTTGACAATATCCACGTTTCGAGTACCACTCCACGGTTCTACAGCCGGAGGGAATCAACAGCTCAGACGTTCGGTTTGGAGAGTGGTGGTCGGACTGATTTTGGAGTGACGGCGGTGTACCGTATGGTCACACAACAATAGGAGAATCTATATGCCATTTACACGTACATCTGCCCTGATTGGTGAAAACTGTGTTGTAACCGTAGCCTTTGGCGGCTATCAAGACGGCACGCCTTCAGCCTTTACGGCTGACACCTACACCTGTATTGCTCGCTCGGTGCGGTTCAGTACCTCGGCAAATACCGTCGATGTTTCCGCGCTTTGCGACACACAGAACAAAGCTCAGGTTACCAAAGCTAACGGATCTGTTGAGGTTGAGTTCCTGGTTGATTCGGTGGTCGGGCCTATCTTCTTTGGTAAGGAAGGTTATTATTGCCAGATCGTTCTTACGCCTGGAAGCCTTACCGCTAAGACTTTTGTCGGTGTTGTTACCTCTACAGGTATCAGCGTTGCAAATGAGGAAGCCGTCACTGAGTCCGCAACTATCACCCTCGGTGCTAACGGAGTAACAACCGCTTGGTCGTAGTACACTAAGCCATGTCACTAAGTAACCTTAAACAAATCCCTAAAGATGCCGACAGGGGAATCCTTGTGGTCGACCTGTCGAGCATCGCTGGAGATGGAGCAGAACTCCGCTTTCGTGAACCGAAGGCGGCAGACCTCTTCCCAGATTCCAAAGAGCTGCAAACCCTGCGCGTTGCATTTGCCGAGTTTCCAGAAGCGATGCTGTACCAGATCTATCTGCTTGGTCGGTGCTATGTGCCAGACCCTACAGATGGCGCTGAGGAATCACCGCTACGGGCATTCGGTAATCTAGCACGTACCAGCAAACAAACGTTCTTTAGAATCCTTGGCGAGTTTATTAGTTGGTATCCAACAGATGACTTACAGGGTAGGGTCAAAGACGCAAAAAACGACTCAGAGGTGTAGCCGGTCAGGTTGCCTACTACACCGTTAAGTATCTCAACCGGCACCCTTCAGAGACCGACCTAACCCTTGACCAAATAGCCGAGGTGGCTATGATCGGACAAGAGATAGAAAAGCAACAGGTCGAGATGATGAGTGCATTGTTTGGAGGCAGGTAATGACAGTCGCGGAACTTACAGCCAAGATATCGGTAGTTGGTGAAGCCGCTGCTGTTCGTGCCTTAAGCCGGGTAGGGCAGTCGGCTAAAAGTGTAGGTGAAGCAATCCGCACTGCAGCAGATGCCACCCGGTTGTTAGAGTTAGCACAAGGCAGTTTTGCAGCGGTAACCGGTGTGCAAGCTGCCATGGCTTACGATTCACAAGTGCGTGGTCTTGCCGCTTATGCCAAGAATGCGCAGGAACTACAAGCCCAACTGGCAAGGCTTCAGGAGATAGCCAAACTCCCCGGATTGGGCCTTCCAGAGGTTCGTGCAGGTGTTCTACAACTCGAAGCCGCAGGGCTGAACGCCCAGACTGCCGAACGTGCATTGATGGCTTTTGGTAATGCTCTCGCTCTCGTTGGCAAAGGCAAATCAGAGCTGGACGGTGTCATCCTGGCGCTTGGTCAGATAGCCAGCAAGGGCGCAATCTCAGCTGAGGAAATCAATCAGATAGCCGAGCGTGTCCCGCAGATCCGGCAGGTATTGGTTTCCGCCTTTGGTACGGCATCCACTGAAGCCATACAGAAGATGGGCATTACAGCAGACGAAGCCATCAAGCGTATTATCTCCGGTCTTGAACAACTACCAAAGGCCACGCAATCCGCATTGACTACGTTTGAGAATCTACAGGATGCGCTTACCGCTGCCTTCCTACCGATTGGCCGTGGCATCCTTGATATCTTCAGTAGTGCCGAAGGCGGCTCGATGCGTTTGATTGAGCGTGTCGCAGAGATGGGTCGGCAGATAGGCGAAGTGTTTAGCGCCATCGGCAAGAGCGGTGTAATACAAGACTTTCTAAACCGTGTTATTGGTGCATTCGGCCCCGGTGGTAACTTCCAGCAAGCAATGATAAATGTAGCCGCTAACCTGCTGGCGTTCTTTGCTCAACTGCCAAGGATACTACAAGAGTTAGGCCCGGCAATCATGACGTTCTTTAGTGACATTGGTTACAACATCAAAGCATTCTTTATGAATACCTTTGGTGGCTTGGAAACCAACATCATGGAAGTAGCACAGATGATTGAAAGCCAAATCAAAGAGGTTATCAAGAATTTGTCATCGTTCAAAATCTTTGGTGTGCCTGTTGCTGAAGCGCCATCCGCCGGTATTGCCGGTATGGGTGGCCCTGCTGATCTGCAACCACCAGAGACAAAGCGCCCGATGTATCCTTACAGGACACCAAGATTCCCGATGCCCGCGGCTGGTGCTGTCCCTGACTTGGCTGGTGAATACGGCAGGGCAATCCGTGACATGTTAGGCCCGCAAGGGTTACCACCGGGGATGATATTTGGCGGCGCTCAAGGCACTGCTGGCGGCATGGGTGGAGACTCTATCGGTGGCATACTGGGCAAGATTGCAGACAATACCAAGACCACCGCTGACGCTCTAACCTTACGCCGTGAAACGCTCGGCGGTGGGCAACTTGGACAGATGGGCGTTACGGCTGCAGAGATGGCTGTAGGTGGTGGTGGTGGTATCCGGATGGGTGATTTCATGGGCGGTGGTAACCGTGGCTTGATACCTGCCGGTACTGAGTTGGAACGAGCAGTTCGATCTGTTATCCGTGATGAAGCAAGGCGCAACGGTACGCCCGGAATTATGAAGAGGTTCTGATGGCGAACGCTTGGCCACTATTGATCGAAGTAGACTGCCCAGAACCACGCCCACAGAAGGGGCGGTTGGTTGTTGCAGCTGACGGCACTACCTGGGACTTAGCCAAGAGTAGCGGTGTCTGGCTTGACCCTACTACCCTAACCTTGATGCTTGCTCCCTTACCGACAACGGCGGCATGGCGTACAACCTACGCTGGAAACTATGCTCGATTTCAAAAGACCGACTACACGCTAACCACGGCGGCATCGTGGAAGCAGATGCAGATCAAAGCATCCGGTGATTACTACCTACAGTCTTTGAACGTTACCGAGCGGGCTACGCTAACAACAGCCTGGAGTGCTAACCAATCAGCCTATCTTTCACTCTATGTACCGGGGCTAAAAGATTCGGACGATAGCACGATTCTTAAGGCTGGATGGGGTGTCGGGTCGGCTGGCTCTGTAGAGGTCTGGTTTGGGGCTAACGGCAGCGCACAGGTGTACAAGTCTGGAGTGTTGGTTGGTAGTTATCAGAAGAATGATTCCAACATCGCACCAACTGCTAACGTTGCTTTCTTGTCTTCAGTCAATAGTGAATTTATTACCATTATGATGATTCCCTGCCGAAGGCGGGAGCTTGTCGTGGTTGCATCTAACGGCTTGGCTTTTAGTCATGTCTTTGGTGACTTGTCGGCATTGGTCAGTAACACCATCACACCTGCCGCCGCGTTCTCTTGGTTGGTACCTGCTGGGCAAGCATCCGTTCAGTTGGCAAAGTTGCAATTTACTACTTCAGGCTACGGTGTTTCACCAGTCAAAAAGTTACGTTATGCACCTCCAACGGGTGCTACATTTGCATCTACTTTTGCATACGACCAGATAGGCACCGGCACCGCATCCGCGTCATACAGCGTTGTGAAGGATGATCTAACGGCATACACGCCTAACGGGACAATCAAGGATGTACGGGCAAAGGTAAGCCTTACAAGCGCAACAGGTGCGGCAACGTATGGATTCTATGAAGTTGATATGGTTTACCAGCCTGCTGCCGGTTCAACCGCTAATGATCCGGTAGACATCACCTGTGATGTTGAGCGGGTGAGTATCAGCGTTGACGATGACGGAAGGGCTACGTGTAGCCTGACAACCCGTAGGAAGCCCATCACGGATGCGGGAGTAGACCAACCGCAGATTACTTCAGACCGACCAATCCGGATTGCTCTAAGCGATGGGGCAGTGTCACCAACATACATTGACGTATTCCGTGGCACCCTTACACCTCCAGAGATTACATACGAGCAAGGCGATACGACACGGGACTGGTCGGTCTTTGTCTATGCTGGGCAAGATCGTAGCCGTGACTTTGACCTCGCTTACATCGTGGAGTCTTACCCTTACGATGGTTTGCTTTTCAGTAGTGCTTTATTGGACTTACTAGAGATAGCAGGTTATCCAGATGGTTCGGGGCCTTACCTTGGTGGTGACTTTCCATCATTAGACTTGCCGTACAGCCCTAACATTTCGAAGGGTCAGTATGCTTTGGCTCCTGACTATTTCGACACGGTTGGCGGTTACATTGACAAACTCAAGAATGACTATGCCGCTAACTACATCACCGGATGGATGCCGAGCCTAAGCGGTTATCTTTATTACTGGATTGACCCGGCACTGGCTACAACCACTCCAGCCGTCACGCTATACCAAAGCATCGCAGCTGCAACAACCGCTGGTGTTACTGAAGTACTACGTCCTAAGCGTGTTGTACGGGCTATGTCAAGCCACTACGAGACCCCAGAAGCCACACAGGTACAGGTTGTTGGGCAAGACCCATCAACCGGGTTATTTATTACGAAGAGTCTTGTAGATAGCGCGGCAGAGACTGCAAGCACGGCACCTGCCAGCAGACCCTACAACTGGAGGGGTAGACCAGTACCGTATCAACTAAGAGACCCAACCCTAACTACACAGGATGCGGTTGATGCTGCTTGCGACATCCTCTACGACCGCTTGACTACGGGAAGAATCTTGATTGAGTGGGAATCAGATCTACTGGTTTTGTCATCCAACAACCGTCCTTTATGGCTTGGTGATGTGGTGCGTATCATGGAACCTGACGGCACAACGACTAAGGGTGATTACCGCATCATCGGCATCCCATCGATTGACTTTGTAACCGAGCAGACATCCGGATTCTCAGTACGCAAAGCCGTTTACCGTGGGCAGAAAATCTAATGCCATACCTTGACGGCACCCGTACATCCACGCTTGCAATGGATCACACGCAAGATGTGACCATTACTTTTATCAACCCTATCGGTATCGCGATTCCGCCAACCTGGGAAGACCAGTATCTAGATAAGTACACCGACTTTACATTCAGTAATCACTTAGGCTTTTCTGGTTCAATAGCTGTTGATGGTGTTAGTTATGGCATCAACTCGACAACTTGGGGATGGGATATACAGGCGGTTGTTACAGTAAACAACGGCCACGGTGCCACACAAGTAACAACGGTAACCATTGCATCGGGAACATCTACCGCTTACTTTGCTTATGGTTCGGCAACGTATGCTGGCTCATTTAGCGCAAGCGTAGGCACCGATAAACTTTGGGACGTTGCCGAAGCTGCGTTTTCTTCATCCAGCGCACCAACGCAGTTCCCAAGCCTTACGTCTTACACTTGGTATGAACGCAGCACGGTTGGAAGTACCGCCACCTGTAGTCTGTCTGTCGGTGGGACAACAGTCACGGCTACAAATACCGTGAGCGCAACAAGACAAACAGCAAACTACAAAGCATCACTAAGTGCTTCCGGATTCTGCACCGGTCCACAAACACACAACTTTGGTGTCACTAACATCAAGGTAAACGGAACCACCGTACCGGATATCACACACGCACAAACCAAGGGGATGCAGTCGGCTACTGAGTGGTCATTATCGTTAGAGGGTGAGGTTGATGCGTTTGGAATCTATCAATCTGGTTCTGGAACCATAAGCACCACGGTATGCCTTGCTCGTGCTGTCTCGATTGTTGGAAGGATACGGGCTTGGGAGGGTGCGTACCCCGACAACCTAAATGTATTTGTAACCGGTTATGACGGCGGCACCCGTACGATTCTAAGCTCTGGTGGCTCATACGGTGGTCAGGATACCTTCAACGACTACAGCGTAAGCACTAGCCTTACGGATCCAGTAGTTGGCACTGCAAGCCTATCAACATCACTGAATGATGTACCAGAGTGGATATCAGCTGCATTGTCTACCACTGGGCTAACAACCAACGGTGATTCAGATAACGACAACCGGGTGTTGTTCCGTGGCTTTAGGTACAACGGTTGGTCGATTGCTGAGACAAACAACCGTTCTGTAGGCCTTACAGGTAATGATCGGCTTTACGCACCGTATGAAGGTATGAGCGGATACCGGTATCTTGCCATCCAAATCAAAGCGCAAAGCGGCACCAACCAAAGCGGCTACATCGAACTAACCGATTACCACGGCAACACGAAAAAGTGGCAGGTTGTGGCTCCTACGACCTCCTACAGCACCGTTACCCTTGACCTTTGCAGCCCTGACATCTGGAGCCTTGGAGCCTTACCGGCAACCGAAGACAAGGACAACCCGTACCCTCGGAAGAACACGACATCGAGCAGCTACGCCGGTAGTGAGTCTGTAGATACGGCTTACTGGGGCATCACTTCATGCCAGCGGCTAAGGGTATCAAGTGGATCTATTGACATTGGTACAACCACGCTAACCTACACGAACACCGATTCAACCTATGTGCCGGATACCTTCACCGCGCAATTTGAACGCATCACACCGGCTATCGTTTCTGAATCAGGCACAACCACCTATTTCTACGGGCGGCGCTTTTGGCAACAGGATCGCGATGGCAGGACTGAAGAGGAAAGCGATGTCTGGTGGCAGATGACGGTAGGCGGTGCTACCGGGGTTACAACTTACAGCGTTGACCCGGTAACCATCAGCGAGCTATGCGACCAAATCAACGCATCGGATAACTCGATTGTGAGGCATCCCGGCTGGGTGGCAACCAACTCCGTAGCCTACCCGGCGGGTGCTACCTGCTCTGCATCTCAACCACCCTTGCGGGATTGTTTCCTGAATGGCGTTACTGGCTACTCTACATGGCTAAGGGGCGGCGGTATCCTTGCCACGCCACACGCCACAACCGGCACAGACTTTGCTTACGGGCATCAGCTTGCACAGGGTACCATCGTAGCCCAGACACTCTTTGACCGCATCAATGGCAACTATCCACCGGATCTCAATGACCCGTTCGATGTCAACGGTGGCACCGAAGCGGGGCTGTACTTAGCGGGTGGTTCCTTGCTCAGGGGTATTGCCCATGGTGCCTTGCTTGACAATGCCGGTGACCCTTTGACAAGCGGTACGGTCAACTTGCTACTAACCAGTACAAGCGCGAACCGGGGTAGTGATAGCACGATAGATGCCGAGGGGCGGTACTTTACATCCGCTCCCTGGGGACTGGGTGAAAGCAATCACACGGTCACCTACAGCACTAGCACTATTGGTCTACTGCCGCTTCACACATCGCACCGCTTCCGCTCTTGGTTCCGTGAGCAGGAGTTAGCCGGTGTTTGTGTATCTGCTGCCGTGGCACCTAATCAGCGTTTCTGTTATGCCGTCATTGAGTCCGGGGCGGTAGCCCTACACTTTGCCGATGGGCCTAACGCAACGAACTTTGTAATGGTAACAACATCGATTACTGATGCTTCCTGCGTCCATATTGCATACGATCCGACCACGGCAAAAAGTCGGCTTTACATCGTGGTTGAGGCATCCGGTAATGATGTCAAAGAATATTACACAGATGACGAGGGGGTGACGGTAAGCGTGGCAGTAACAGTAACCGGTTCAGGGGATGATGCCAGCGTGGCAATCAATCCCATGGGTAAGCGCATCGTTGTCTATCACCATAACAATGACTTGTACCGGGTCATCTACGACCCGCAGGGTAACGTTATAACGGCGGCTAGTGTGATTGTCAGTGGCGGGGTACATCAAGGCAAGACGGCTATTGCTTGGAGGCTTGGCACTTGGTACGCCTACTACAGAGACGGTGGGAGTTCACTTATCCAAATCAGCAGCATCGATGATGGGGAAACCTGGAGTTAGGAAGGGTGCTGGGCAGATGAGGAAACAGCAACCGGGAGACTGCCCAGCGTGTCGGGAGATAAGGTCGACAAAAGGAATATACCACCATGAGTAGACCTATCGCTTTAAGGGCAGCCAAAGAAGCCCTAGACAATGTAGGCGTTCAGGAAACCGGAGACAATCGCGGCAAGGCGGTTGAAGTTTACCAAGCCTCCACGGTTCCACCCGTGCCACCCGGTAGCCCGTGGTGTGCTGCCTTTGTTGTGTACCGGCTACGCAATGCAGCTCATGACCTAGCCCTAACAATCCCCCTAGACTGGCCACGCTCGGCATACTGTCCTGATCATGGCAACTGGGCTAGGCGTACCGGTAACTGGCTATCCGTAAAGGATGCGGAAGCCGATCATACCAAAGTGCGCATCGGTGACCTGTGTTGCTTTTGGTTTGCACCACTGAACAGGCTGGCTCATATCGGCATTGTGATTGGAGTTTTTCCTTGGGGGGTCAAGACCGTTGAAGGCAACACGTCACCAGAGATGGAAGACGAAGATAAGCCAGAGCGTGAGGGTGACGGTGTCTACCGCAAGGCTAGAGCATGGCGAGAGCTTGGAAGCAACGGCGGCTTTGTAAGCATCGACTGGTAACGAAAAAAGACCCGATTGTTTAGATCGGGTCTCCTTCCATCAGTTCCAGCATCCAATAGTTGTTTTGGTTTCCCTTGCGGGTGCTAGGATTATACCCTACGGCATCAGCTCTTTTGCCATCTGTGCAATCCAAGCGCGTACACCCCAATCATCAGGAGCGCCCATCGTGAACTGCTCTATGCTGATGTTGATGTCTACCCCACCGGAACTGTAGACCACGTTCAACAACTCACCCTTGCAGGTCGTGAACCAGAGCATCCGGGAAAGGTTGTGGATGCTTACACGGATAGAGCGCTGATACTGGTAGGCTCCCCGCGCTTCATTCCACATCGCGCTAAAGTCAAGCTCGATTGTTTCAAAGGTTGTATGGTCGCGCTTCAGCACGTCCTCTAACCTTTCCATTGTGTACACTTCTTCTACTACTGTCATTCTTTATCTCCCTGCGGTGTATAACCACATCCGGAATATACACCGGATGTGGATAAGTGTCAAACTGTTTTTATTGTTACCGATTCTGAAGCCGGTATTAGATCAAGCCCTGGCGCTTGGTCAAGTGCAAAGTCGCTGAGCTTGCTAACCAAGACGGTGTGCTTTGTCTTGATGGCTTCCGGGTTGTGATGCATCAGCCATGCAACGGCTTCCTCTTCTTCAACCACCTTGACCCGCTCGGCAACGGTTCGGAAAGAAACCGTACCGAATGGGCAAGTCCAAGTCTTAACCTTGAGTGTGCCGTCTGCCTTGCGCGGCAACTGCGACAGTGCGTAGTCTTGCAGCTGGGCGTTGTACTGGCGCTCTAACCATGCAAGCCGTGCCGCGTGCTTATTGATCATGGCTGTACAGTTTGCTAAGATGGTATGCATCTTTGCTGTCTCGGCATCAATGGCTGCCTCGATGTCCATCCGCTTGCGCATGACCAGGAGCGCAAGGTCTTCCGGTGTCTCGTTGCCCTTTATCCAGCCGGACGCAGGCCCGGCATACTCGCCGGTTTCCTCGTCGTACAGCTCACCATCTATGATGTCAAAACCCATTATCTATTTCCTCCCAGTGGTCTAGCCTTCAGCGGGGCATCAATAACAATGTTGCCCTGTGGGCCTCTACGGAAGTCCTCACGGGGCGCTATCGATGCGTTAGCATCATCGTCCTCATCGGCACTTATTGCCAGCAGAGCGGACACCGAGTAGCGGCGGCCATAAGTCAGCGCAGAGCCTAAGCCGTGAGCGTCAGGCTTGGTTACCGGGATTGTTGCCGTGGTGCTGATCCACTCACCGGATGCGTGAATGATGCGGCTCTCTACTGTAATCGCTGTGACCTTGCCATCTGTGACGTGGGTTTCTGTGGTGCCTTGGGTTAGCATCAGGTCGTTTGCCGTAAGGATAGGGCGCAGAGCGTCCAGGATGCTGTCAAGGGTGACGTACTTGGACTTGAAGGCAGGGTTGTTGCCTTCCTTGCTGATGCCTTGCATACGGCTTTGAGCCTTGATGAGGGAAGGGGCTATTGCCCCTATGGTTTCGCTGCTAGTCATTCTTTATCTCCCGCAGCTCGTCAGGTGAGCCAAGCCATGCAAACTTTCGTTGATACTTGTATTCGATGTTGAAGCCTGCACCATCGTTGATGGTGTGTACCCAGTATGGGTCTTGTCGATACACAACAGGGACGTTACCCTTGTAGGTGCCACCTTCAAACGTCAGACCTTCATTGAGTGCTAACGTCAGGATGATGTATGCGTCTTTCTTTGTCATTACTTATCTCCCGTACCGCTTTGGTACACATCAATAATATATCCAATAGATGTATATGTCAAACCCTTGACAGGCTAATATATATATATGGTATATAGATTGCATGATTAGAGGATTGACACAAAACGAGTTATCTCGGCGTACTGGTTTCAAACAGCCACGCATTAGCGACTATATGACCGGTAAGAAAGCGCCATCAGATACAAGCCTGATTGCTCTGGCTGAAGCGATGGATATGGATCCAGCGGAACTGAGCAAGCAGTTATTGATGCGTAGAACCCTGCGCAAGGGCAAGGCACCGGAAGCACCAGAGCAACCGGGTGAATAAGGATTAGGGAGATAAGAAAATGCGACGATGCATAGAGTGTGGTTCAGAAGTAATCGATTTTGATAAGACCTGTACGGCTTGCCGGGTGAGTGAATGGCAAGACCAGCAGGAGCAAGCTCAGAAGCTCAGGGAGCGGCACTACGCGCTGGAGGCTAACCGCGATGCTTACCTTGGACGTAAGCGAGCGGTGCGGGATTCCATCCGGGCCGGTGTAATTACTGCGGTTGCCGTTATGCTGTTCCTCGCTCTGGTATCTGCTACCCGCGATGCCATGCGGTACGAGTATCAGACAAAGCCAGCGGCACTTAAGGCGCAGGGTGTGAAGTAATGCAACGGCGTAGATTCCTAACTAAGCCTGAAAAGGCTGAGATTCTAAGCCGTGTAGCTGAGCGAGTCAAAGCCGGTGAATCAAAGTACGATGCCTGTTATGACATAGCCGGGTTGTATTGGCAGAACGTTAGCCGGTGGCTTGAAAAGGATGCTGATCTATGGAACATCATTATGGATGAACCGTATCCGTATGATGGGCCGCTACTCAACGAGCGCAACCGTACAGACTTGCCATGCTTTGATTGGAACGAGGCAATGGCTAAACTTGTAGCGGGATGTATGATTCGTCCCCAAGGCTCTATGCTTTATCGGTATCGCTTAGAAGGTGGAAGGTTGCTGGAATATCGCAAGCAACTTACGTCTGGTGATTGGTACAAAACAACAGAGATTACAATCCCTGAAAAAGCTTACGAGACGTGGAAGTTTGAGGTGGTGGCATGACGTGGATGAAGCCTGGAGTGGTAGTTCAATGCTGGGATGACTTCTACAATCACAAGCAAGGCCCCCTTGCAGTCATCGTAGATATTGACGGGCCTTGTACCTGTACTCACGTTGTAGCGCAGATCAATCAACTGGGAGCAAAACCACTACCTGAGCATTACCACTTGGAATGTCAACCATACAACCGTAAGCACACACAAGAATCACGGTTTGGATATAACTACATCGATGCAACTGGAAAAGATATTTGCGCTCATT